AACCTCTGACAGACGAGCGTTAAATCTGTTAAGCGTTTGCTCGGCAATGCCAAGATTCTGAAAGAACGGCAGCAACTCCGCGCCGCTCTTTCCAAAGATCGCAGTTGCAGCAGCTGCCCGCTTTGCTGGATCTTCAATGGCTTGCAATCGCTCACCAATCAGCTTTAACTGCTCTTCGCTGTTCTTGCCGTTCAGATCGTCAAGGCTCACGCCAAGCCGATCCAGTGCAGCAGTCGCAGCCTTGCTTTCTTCGTCAGCACCAGCAAGAGTTTTCAGCAGCTTTGTCATTGAACCATTGACTGTCTCAAACGCAACGCCAGACATGGTGGCCGCTTGCTCGAGAGTCTCAATAAATCCAAACGATACGCCTAGCTTGTCGGCCGCATTCTGCAGCCGCTCCGTTTCAGTCTCTAGCGATGACAGTCCAGACACAACAGATGACGCAGCAGCGCCGATTGCAGCAATCCCAGCCGCCGCAAGGGTTGCTGGATTCACAACGCTGGCGAGAGAAGCGCCGATACCTGCGATTCCCTGAGACAACCCGCCAGAGAACACGCGGGAAAGCCCTTCACCTGCGCTCGTAAGGCCAGAGAGTCTTCCAGCAAAATTACCTATTGGCCCAGGTATTGCCGAGAGGATTCCAGACAGTTCATTAAACTTCAGCCCCACCCCATCTACGCTTTTGTCATAGCCATTCGCAGCAGACTCAGCTTTGACAAAGGTCGCGGTTGCCTTTGAAACTGCACGGTCAAACGTGTCTTGTGTGATTCGGCCTGCATCAAGGTGAGCCGTTAGCTGCTGTACCTCGCGGTCATACAACTCCATCGGTGTCATGTTGGCTGCGGTGATTCTGGCCGCATCTGCTCTGGCTGATGCCAGCAGTCGCTCTGCTTCAGCAAGCTTTTCAGATTCTCCGCTTGCGTCTGCCCTTGCCCTTGCAGCCGTCTGCTCTGTGATTGCGCCAGCGTCAAGCAGTGTTTGTATTCTGGCGAGGTCTGCGGCACGCCTTTCTTCTGCAGTAGCAACTGAATCAAAAATGCGCTTCCCTTCTGCAAGCATGGCCTGCCGATCGCGCTCTACATCTGCCGCAGCTGCGCTGGCACCGCTCGCCTTGTCTACTGCACGGGAATAGACTTCTTCGCTGATCGCACCAGACTCAAGAAGCGTGGCTAGTCTCGCCATCTCTTCCGCGCGCCGCTCGTCTGATGTGACGACAGACGCGGTTACTCGAGCGCCTTCCGCAAGCATCGCTTGCCGTTCACGCTCGGCATCTGCTGCTGCCGCGCTCGCGTCGCTTGCAGCAAAGATGGCACGGGAATACGTTTCTTCTGTGATCGCGCCAAACGCCAGAAGCGATTGCAGGCGCTCAACTTCGGCCGCTCTCCGCTCTTCAGAAGTGGCGACAGAATCCCTAACCCTTGCCCCTTCCGAAAGAAGAGACTGCCTATTCCGCTCAGATTCAGCGGCAGCGTCAGTTGCTCCGCTCGCAACCTCAACGGCACGCCGATAGGTTTCCTCTGTGATTGCATTCGCGTTAAGCAGCCCTTGCAGCCGCTCAAGCTCTGCTGCACGTTTTTCATCTGTTGTCGCAACAGACGCAGAGACGGCTGCACCAGCTGAAATAATTGCTTGCCTTTGTCGCTCTGCCTCCGCCAACTGTTGCGCAGCCACGGATGCTCTCTCATTGGCACCAGAAGCTTCAGCAGACGCGCGTGCAAATGTCTCTTGCGAAATAGCCCCCGTTGCCAGCAAAGCCTGCAACCTCTGAAGCTCCGCCGCTCTCTTTTCTTCTACTGTTGCAACGGAAGCAGTGACCCTAGCGCCTTCAGCTAAAGCTGCCTGCTTCTCTCGCTCAACGGCCGCCAGCTGGACGCTTACGCCAAGAGCCTTTTCTGTGGCGCGCGTGTACGTTTCCTGAGAAATCGCACCCATTGAGAGCAAGTCGCTTAACCGCTCAAGCTCAGCTGCACGATTTTCCTCTGCAGTCTTGTTTGCTGCCGTGACTCTTGCGCCTTCTGCAAAAGCAGCTGCGGATGCTGCCGACTCTTGCGCCAGAAGGTGCATCTGCTCTGCAAATTGCTGCGCGCTGATCTGTCCAGTTTTGAACGCAGACGCAAGGAACTGGGAATCTGTTGATAGCTTCTGTTGTGCAGCTGCAACGCCAGAAGCCTCGCCAGCAAAACGCTTCAACCCTTGCTGGCTTTGATCAACAACCTTCTGCAGAGTCTGCAGCGCACGATCAGCTTCCGACAGGCCAGCGGTCATGCCTGCGGCGTTAGCCGTCATCTGCATGCCCACGCCAATTACAGTAGCCATACGTCAGCCTTCAAGTGCATTTTTCAGTTGGTTCAGTTGCGCTAACATCTGATCGTGATGCTGCGGCGGCTTTTCAATCGGGTTGAAATCGGAAGCCGCAGGAGCCTTGCCTCTCGGAGAGTAGGGAGCCAGCATTGCACTTACAAGCAATCCAGTCTGCCGCCACGGATCAGGCAGTGCCTGGTAATAGCGAACATACGCCATCCACTCAGCAAGCTCTGCAGAATCCATACGCCGCGACAACTCACGCACGGTCATGCCAAGGTGCCCCGCTAACGCGAACATGAATCTTCGCGTTGGCGAGACGTTTAGCCTTTTCCCAGCTGCTCCACATCCTCCTCACTCATGTTGTTGTGCTTTAGCGCCGCATCAAAGATGCGCCCCATGACGGCACCTGATTTCTTTGAAAGCCGAACTACACCATCATCACCCGTGAAAAGAAGGTTGCCCTTCTCATCGCACAGAACGCGGGCCAGGTACTGCGTGCGGAAGTTCTCCACGCCGCTGTCTCGCTTGCCGATCCACATGCGCTCGTATGCGTCTCGCTCGCCTACGCTCATGATGCGTACAAACACCTCGCCGCCCCACTCCTTGACCTTTACCTTGAGTAGCCCAAGGTCGTCCGCCTCCAGAATCTGGTCAGCAGTAAGTGCCACAGTCACTCCTTCACAATCTTGAAAGTCGCGGAATACCGCGCTACGTCGTTCACTTTCCCAGCAAGCTGCAACGTCTGGCATACAGCCTTGGCAGTAAAATCAATTCCGCCGCCAGAGATGGCAAGCGTTGATTTCAAGCCCTGCTGTGATGCCGTTATGTTGGCGCTCGATAGGCACGCTATCTCTATAACGCCTGCGTCAACTGAAAAGAGGCTGGCCCTGCCCAATGGAAGCGATCCGCCGCAAGTGACTTTGATTTCAGTCAACTCGCCAAGCGCCGCGCCATTCCAAGTAGCAGCCAGGCCAGCACAGTTGTTAGCCATGACGGTCCCCCGTCAGACTAGCGGGCAACCTTAAACGTCGCCTGGCCTTTTACAACGTCATTGGTCGTGAATGTGACGCTAGACGATGCAACCGTGGCGTTCTTGGAAAGAAACGCTGAGCCGTTGGCAGTGATCACAAGAGCGCCTGTAGAAGCATCAGCAATGATGCCAGTGCCCAGATACTCAATCACAACCTCTCGGCCAGTGTCGGCAGCAGACCCCTGAAGCGGCTTGCTCTGGGTGAGAACGGCATTGCCAGCAGTCAGCCCGAGGTGCGATACGTCAATCGTGTCGGTAGCAGTTGGATCGGCCAGGTTGTAGACAATGCTGGTGACGGTATACGCAGCACCACCAAAGGAAAACGAAGTGCCAGAATCATGGGGAGTGACGGCCATGCTATTAAGTCTCCTGCCAAATAATGTTGTAGGTCTGGGTCACTTGGTAGACGGGTGGAAGATCGCCGCCTGCAAGCTGTACGAAATCGTCTGCCTCTTGATCAAGGTAGACGTGCTTCACCTCTGTATTATTTAGAGTCCCACCGTACCCATCCAGAACAAGACGCACTTTGTCTGCAAGATCTCTTGCCTGCTCGTAGGTCGTTGCCAGCAGCTGCATTTCAAGGCTCACCGTTGGCGTGCCAATCGGGCCTGCCAGTGAGTGATCACGCCTGATGCCGCTGCGCCGCCAGATGATTAGCGGCAAAGCCGCCGTCTGTGGTGCAAGTATCGGGTAGATGCGGCTCCCGACAAGTGCAGACACAGGGTTAGACGCAACCAGTGCGGCACGCACAACGGCTTCTGGTGATTTCATCTCAGCCCCCAAAAAGCCTGTCTAGGATCTTCTTCTCGCGGTATGCGTTGTAGGTGGTCTGCAGCCCCCTACTTGTCCTGCCAGCCAACTCCATCCACGCCTTTTCAATCCGCGCGGCCAGCTGCATTCGCAAGGTTGCTTCCATCTCTGGCCGTGCCTGCGCAAATGCTGTTTTCACAGGAGCAACGCCAGTGCGGCCACCAATAGGCATCTTGCCAAGGCTTACGGTTTCGCCCGCCTTGGCAGACTTGAAGAATGCTTTTGGGTATGGCTTGGTCTGCATCACGCCAGCAAACTTGCCGCGCTTCTTCGTGATGATCTGAAAGCCACCAGCGCGCTGCGGCGTTTTGCTGCGAAAAGTTGAGGCGTAACGGCTCTTCGTCTTTCGCTCTTTCGTGCCAAACTCAATGAATCCTTGGTGGTATCCGCTTTTGTCTCCACCCCATGAGTAGCCAACCATTGCCACTGCTGTGCCGTTTTTCGGGTAAGACTTTGACTTTGTTTTGATTGACTTGCGGAGATTTCCTGTTGGCCCCCAAGGCGTGTTTCTGCGCAAAGATGACAGACCTGGCTGCACTGCCCTCCGTAGTGCAGCTTGAAGATGCTTTGCGGCGAGATTCGTTGGCAGCTTCTTTAGCTCTGCGCGCAGCTCTGCCATGTCTGGGAAATACATATCAACCTTGAGGGTTGAATCCTTCTGCTTTGCCATTACTGCCGCTCCTCGCAGATTGCCTCATGCTCACTGCGGTTGCCATGCTCGAGCAGGCTGACGATTTCCAGCGTCCTTCCACGCCACGCAAACCGCATCTGCTGCGTCAGCCCAGGCAGATACCGCATCCGCACCTTATGCGTGACTGTCGTGTCTTGCTGGCCCGACAGTAGGGCCTCGCGGGCACTGACTCCTTCAACGCTGGCCCAGACGGCAGACGAGTCAGACCACGCCAGCACGGTTTCACCAAGCGTGTTGGTGGAGCCGCTAGCGATCTGCACGGTTACTCGCTCGCGTAGCTTGCCTGCGTCAATCACTGGTATCCGCCCCACTTCTGCGATGAAAGGAGCGAGTCAACTGCAAACTCAAGAGGCTTGCTGATGCTGCCAACATTCACGGCTGATCTGTTTTCAAACCAGAAGCCAACCAGCATCAGGATTGCGTGGCGGATTGGTGCGGGCGTGCTTTTGCCGTCTGCCCCATACCCTGCCCACCAAGTGATTGTGACGGCATTGGCATCGTCCATATGAGAAGGCCAGTTGCCTGTGCGCAGCGGCCTTACCACCCCTGGCGTTGCGGATCTGTCAACGCGGTAGAGATCGCTGGATAGAGTAGCTACAGACCCAGCCTCAGAGGTGTAGGTGATCAACACTGCTGTCTGCGTCTGGGACATTGGCGGGCGCGGCAGTTCAATATCATCAATGGGAAAGCCATCAAGGCGCACAGTCCATTGCGTCTGAATCAGCGTGCGATCTAGGTAGACTTCAACCCATTCGCGCGCC